TAGCTCAGAAGGTACTCGATGGTATGACCACATCTAAGTATCGCACTATATTATTCTTAAGATATATGGAAGGCGGTCTCCAATATCGCTACTCGTGGAGAGAAATTGCTATTAACATAGGATACGCTGAACAATATACCAGGCAAGATTTACACAGATTAGCACTAGAAGAAGCACAAAAAGTCTATGATTCGATAAAAAAATAATAAAAAACATACATTTACATACATATACATACATACTTCTGTGATATAGTATATACATCAAAAAGTGGATAGCGAATGATGGGAGGGTAAGTCTTGTGCTTATCCTCTTATGTTATATGACATTATACCGATAGGTCGAAGAAGCTGTGAAGCCGATGATGCCGAAGAGAAGTAGCAGTGCATGTCTTATAAGTCCGGAGCGGGATGATTGGAGCCGAGGGCAGCAGTCCACAAAAGCATTGGCGAAGAAATGAAATGCCGGTGCAGCAGCTCATTATGATACTGGTGCTATAGAAGAAAGCCGGTGTAGCAGCTCATTATGATGAGCGAGGGCAGCAGGCTGAGGAGAGCGTTATGGCTGAAAGAATGGAAATAAAGGTTGAAGGATTAGAAGATATTCTTTCTGGGCTAGACAAAAGAAAAGAGTATGTTGCCAAAGCTGTTAATTCTACTTGCAAAGAATTTAAAACTAGAGGGCCTGGTTGGATAAGCAAAGCTGTTACACAAGAATATACCATTAAGGCCGGCGAGGTAAAAGACGCAATTATCGGAAAACATAGTATTGGTCATATAACACTTGGTGGAGTTACATTAGAAGATATTTATATTGAATACTCAGGAAGAGTGCTGTCCTATTCACATTTTAGATTTACACCTCGTAAGTCAGATATAAAGTTGCTCAAGAAACAAATACGGATTCCTGGGCAAAGAATATCATCGGATAGACCATTTGTATGGATGCACGCTCATAGAAATCAGAATGTTAAAGTTGAAGTACATAAAGGGCGAAAGAAAGTGCTTAAAGGCAAGTACATGTCAACTCCTTTCATAGCTTCAATGAATGGCTCTCCTGATATGCCGTTTCAAAGAACGTCGCAAAAGAGCCAGAAGGTTAGGAGCATACGCTCGGTATCTATACCACAGATGATTACAAATGAAAAGGTAGCAAAAGATATTAGTGAGAGGGTTAGCACAGAGCTTGGCAAGAGATTACAGCATCATTTGGATAGATATTCTAATAAATAATATCTTGCAATTGGAAATTTTGAAAAATATTTGAAAAGGTACTGTAAAAAGGCCCTAAAACGCTGAGGTGCTGGCGAGCCCAAAACCTGTCTAGATTTTGTGAAAGATTTTCGGAGGTTGGTTTGACTTGATAGAGCTTGATATTGAAAAACCTAATTTTGTATCTACTATTATAGTGGCCAAATTTTTGAACCTGTCAGATGAGCGAGTTCGCCAAATGACCGACGAAGGTTACTTGGTGTGCGAGAAGGACGGCAGGAAGAATAAGTACGATTTGATTCCGACGGTCAATACTTACATTGAGTATTGGAAAGCTAAGGCGAAGATGATTGAACAAAACATGTCGGACGAACAGCGCAAGATCAAAGCCGACGCAGACTGGAAAGAAGCGAAAGCGGCCATCGAGGGAATGAAGAGGGATGAGCTTAAAGGCAGTCTCCACTCTTCCGATGATGTGTTTGCAGTAACGCAGGATATGGTCATGAATATAAGAGCCGAGCTTCTGGCAATTCCGGGAATGTGTGCCGTTGACTGTGCTAATGCCAAGACTCCGGCGGAGGCTTCAGGAATAATAAGAGATGCTATCAATAATATTCTTAATGGATTAACAGAATACGAGTACAATCCAGAAAAATACAAGAAACTTGTTAGGGAGCGCGAGACATGGCTAGTAGGGGATCACGAGGAATAGATAAGAATCTTCTTAAAGTCGTCAATAGCGCATTTCAAGGATTCAAAGCGCCTGAAAATCTTACAGTTTCGGAGTGGGCGGATAGATACAGAAGGCTATCGTCTGAAAATTCTGCGGAAGCAGGGCAATGGAAGACATCCAGGACGCCGTACCTTAAAGAGATAATGGATGCATTTACGGATGACAGGATATATTCGATTTCGGTTGTTGCAAGCGCTCAGGTTGGTAAGACTGAGTGCTTACTTAATATGTTGGCCTATATGATAGACCAAGATCCGAGTTCAGCGATGTATGTATTGCCGTCTCTCGACAATGCGGAAGACTTCTCAAAGAGAAGGCTGATGCCAATGCTGAGAGATACTAAGGTCTTAAAAGATAAAATCGAGACTGACAGGGCAAAAAGCGGAAAGAACACAATACTTAAGAAGATATATCCCGGTGGAATGCTTACATTTGCCGGAAGTAACTCTCCGGTATCTCTTTCAAGTATTCCTTCACGATATATATTCGGAGATGAGATTGATAGATGGTCTAGGGATGCAGGTGGCGAAGGTGATCCGTGGAAATTATTAGAGGCAAGGACGTCTAACTTTTATAACAGAAAGATGGTAGCAGTGAGCACACCGACAATTAAAGGACATTCACCTATTGCAACAGCATTTGAGTTGGGAACGCAAGAATATTGGTGCGTCAAATGTCCTGATTGTGGAGAATATCATTACATTGATTTTAATTCGCTCCGCTTCGAGCCTAAAAGCAAGAAAGTTGGCGGATTTACTCAATATTGGGTAGATAAGGTTGATTATGCATGTCCTGAATGTGGATGTATCAATTCGGAATATACAATGAGACATCAGCCGATGAAGTGGATTGCCAAGGCGCCGGATGCCATTAAGAATGGCCGGCGTAGCTTTTGGATCAATGCGTTTACATCACCGTGGAGAAGTTGGAAAGATATCGTCAGAGAGTTCTTGGAATCCAAAGATGATCCTGAGAAGTTAAAGACCGTATACAACACATTGCTTGGCCAACTTTGGGAAGAGAGAGCCTCGGTTGATGAGGAAGAGATATTATCACACGCTGAAGAGTATGAAGCAGAATTACCGGACGGAGTCCTATGCTTAACCTGCGGTGTTGATACTCAGGACGACAGACTTGAATACGAAGTTGTTGGATACGGATTCCATGAAGAGAATTGGGGCATCGAAAAGGGCATTATCATGGGTAGACCTTCCGAGGATGAGACATGGACGAAGCTCGACGGTATTCTTAATCGCGTATGGCACTTCGCAGACGGAAAAGGACTTAGAATATCACTAACATTCGTTGATTCCGGCGGTCACTATACTCAGGATGTATATGAGAGATGCGCCGCTAGAATAAATAAGCGAGTTTTTGCAATAAAAGGTGCCAATAAAGCTGATACACCTTACACAGCACCGCCGAAAAAGGTGGATATAACAAGACATGGCCGGACGGTTGGCAAAGCGTGGCTCTATATGATTGGAGTTGACGCCGGAAAAGAGCATATTATGTCCGGTCTTAAAGTTGAAAAAGAAGGCGCAAGGCGGTCACACTTTCCCAGTAATCCGGAGAGAGGGTATGACAGCCTTTTTTATTCCGGTCTTTTATCAGAGCGCATGACATATAAAAATGGCCGTTGGAGATGGGAAAAGTTACCAGGCCACGAACGAAATGAGGCTCTTGATTGTAGAAATTATGCTAATGCAGCACTTAAAGTGCTTCATCCAAATCTTGATGATTTGAAGCAGAAGTTAGAGGGCTTAGAAACAAAGCCGGAGAATAAAAAGAAGCCTAAATTGAAAAAGCAAAGGAGACGGAAGAGCTATGACGATTTCTTATGATGCTACCACTGAGAACGGCATAGAGTATGTATCGAGAATATATACCAGGAATTTCGAATACAAGAGAATTGTCAATGACCTTGATGGATTAGTGGTTACATTGTCGGAGTTCTCGCAAGGCTCAGGATCCGTTTCATCATATTCGCTTGGAACTAGATCCGTTTCAAGACAAACAATGTCTTTTGAGGAAGCTAAGAAGTGGTGGGATGAGCTGATGCAAAAGAAGAATCGTATTGAGTCAGGAAGAAAACCAAGAAAGGCTGTCGGAGCAGTTCCGAGAGATTGGTAATAGCATGGCAAACAATAAAGGTTATGGATGGGCCGGAGCTTCAACGTATAAGAGAGCCTTAAGAGGTTTCAAAGCAATATCAACTTCACCGGTCGAAGACATAGACAATAATAATATGACGTTGCGTCAGCGTGGACGGCTCATATTCATGGGCTCACCGATTGCGACAAGTGCGATTAAGACTAATCGTACAAATACAATTGGAATTGGCCTTAAGGTCAATCCAAGACCGGACGCTGAGGCACTTGGACTCACAACAGAAGAAGCAGCTGAATGGACTAGGACAGTTAAGCGTGAATTTGGCATCTGGGCTAATAGGAAGGATGCCTGCGATGCTACAGGAATGAATAATTTCTATGAGATACAACAGATGCTATTCATGAGTTGGCTAACGAGTGGAGATGTGTTCGCGCTTATCGAACATAGTAAAAGGACATTCCTTAATCCATAC